GACTGGTCTTCCATGCGAACGCCTGCGTCTGCATGAAGTCATCGGTGGCATTGAGGATGCGGAACGGTGCCATGTACCCGGCATCTGATCCAGTCAGCCGTTCCACCCCACCGCCGAAGACTTTCCAGAAGCCACCGTTGACGAAGTTCAGCAGGGACACGGGCTTGTACACACCCTTCCAGCTGGTGATGTCCTCCCATGCGGAGTCGAAGGCAGCGTTAACGATGGCCTTGGAATTGCGCAGCTCATCCACCGACTCCACGTACTTCAGAGAGTCGCGGGCCACGGTGGTCTTGCCGGTGGCCAGTGCTTCCTGGAAGTTGCCCCAGCTCATGCTGAACGCATCGACGAAGGCACGGCCTGCAAAGCCAGCCGCCTTCAACTCATCACCCACGCCAGCCTTCAGTCCGTTCTTGGCTGCCATCCGCAGGCTGCCGGACACCACGTCCTCAGCCATGTAGATGCCTTGCACCAGCGAGCCAGACAGCGGGTTGCGGACTGCCCAGGTGGCGAAGGAAGACAGGAGGTTGGCCCGACGCAGGCTGTTGAGCAGGCTCAGGTCACGGAAGAAACCAGGCTGGTTCACGCCCAGCGCTTGGTCTGCACGCTTCGCCGCGGCCATCTGCCGCAGTGCCTTGGCATTGCCCTCGGTCACCACCTTGAGCATGTCGCCCACCATGGTGTTGCCGGTGATGTCATCCAGCGTCAGGTCCTGGATGTCCTTGGTCACATCCACCAGGGTGATCTCAGTGTCCTGCTTGAACTGCATGGACTTGAGGGCCTGGCCCACACGCCGCCGCACCTGGGCATCGAGCTGCTCGTAGAAGTGGGCCCACTTGGCAGCGTTGCCGGCCTGGTGCTTCAGGTCGTCGGTGAGATACCCACCGTCGAGGGCATCGGCCATCTCCTCCAGCACGTCGGTGTACTGACTGGCTGAATCCCACCGCGCCTTGGCTGCGGAATAGACAGCGCTGGGCAGGTTGTCGATGCCACGCACCCGCTTCTGCAGGGCCTCAGCCACAGCCCGGGGGTCGGCACCTTCCTTCTGGGCCAGGGCCATCAGCGCCTTGGCCGCTGCTTGGTTGGTGAAGGGTCGCTTGAGCTCAACACCCTTGTCAGTGCCGGCCCGCTTGAGGCCCATCACCTCGAGCAGCGCAGCCACGTTGCCCTGGCTGGGGTCGATCTGGCTGTAGTTGATCATCCGACCGGTGCGGCCGTTGGGCAGCTGCTTGCCATCGAAGCCAGCGCTCACCATCTGACGGACGGTTTCATCACCCATCCGCATGGCATCCATCTCAGCCTCCGTCACCCACTTACCTGGGTCCACCGTCACCTCATCACCGGTGTGGGTGCGCAGGACCTTGGCCTTCTTGGCGGGCTGGCCATCAGCCAGGTCAGCCTGTGCCTCGAGGCCACGGCGTGTGGACCGCAGCGCTTCCAGCTGATCCTGCAGATCCTTGATCTCCTGGCCCAGGTCATTGCAGCTAGCCATCAGCACTTCGCTCCTTGGGATTGGCGGGTCAGTTCTTCCAGTCGTTTCTCAATCGCCTGGATCTGCTTGTCAACCACAGCAGTTCCCTGCTTGGTATTGGCCTTCACAGCCTTGGCTTCTGCAGCCTGCTGCTTCTTGGCAGCTGCTGCTTCAGCCGGGCTGGGCTTGGCCGCTGGTGTGGCCTCAGTCACCTCGCCACCCGGCTTCCAGGTGTAGACCTTCGGCTCACGGGCTGGTGCTGGATGCGCCTTGTCCCAGGCAGCCAAGAGCGCCTGCCTGCCGCCATCGTCCCCGCCCTGCGATGCAACCAGATCCAGATCAGATCGTGCTGCTGGTGTCGGGTCTCGGAACCGTTCGCTGTACGGCTGCAGGCTGTAGAACCCTTCACCCAGGATGCCCAGCTTCTTCTTCTCCTCCCACGGCAGGGTGTCCCACCCATGCGCTGCCATCAGTGCCTGCTGCTGCGCACGCTGGGCCTGCTCATCCAGCAGGTTGTACTCAAACCGCAGACGCATCTCCTCAATCAAGGCGTCCGTGTTCTTCCCGCTTGCCTTGTAGGTGGGCAGTGCATCAGTGGAGAAGGCCATTGCCATCTGACCGGTGGGTTCCGTCAGCAGGTCATCCACCAGTGAGCCCTGCTCGAAGGTGGTGACCGGACGCTGAGGCAGCGGGCTGACTGGTGGCTGCACCTCACCGTTGTCGATGGCACGCTGCAGGATCTCAGCCTTCAACCGCTCACGGGTGCCGCTGTCCATGCCGCGGCCGCTGTAGTCCGTGGCTGGCACCATCTGCTCAACGCCATCAGCGTCCAGCACCTTGGTCATGCCAGGTGCAGACAGATCAGCCGGCCGGTCAAACAGCGGCGCCGCATCACCGAACTGGTTGGACTTCAGTTCCATCGCCAGCTGCTCAGCTTCAGGTGGCAGGAAGCGACCACGCTTCTCAGCGATCTCAACCAAGGCATCAACGATGTCGGACTTCTTGGCCTGCCACACCCGCCGGCCGGTGCGTGCTTTCACCAATGCCGCTACCTCAGGACTGGAGTCCGGCATGGCCAGCCGGCGCAGCTGATCACGGTTCCACCCACCCAACGCTGAGCGGTAGTCATCCGGTGTCTTGTACCCGTACTCACTGGCGGTGCGGGTGATCGCTTCAAACGGTGGCAGCTTCACCTCAGCGCTGAGATCAAGCTGGCCCTGTTGATCAATGCGGAGCTGCAGCTGATCACCGACCAGCGCCTCGGGCACCCGGCCGCGAGCGTTGATGGCCTCCACCTGCTGCTGCGCCAGGGCCATCTCCTTCTGCACCTTGCCGACCAGGCGCTTGGCACCAAGCGGTTTGATCTTCCCCTCCACCAGCCGCTGGTCGATGTCAGCCATCTGCTGCTGCAGTGCTGTCACCTTCTCCTGTGCGTTGGTCAGTTCCTGTGCGTTGCGCTCAGCGCTCAAGTCGGCGTACACCCTGCTGTGAATCTGCCGCAGGTCGGCATCACCCAGCTCATCGAGGTTGGCCAGGTAGGTGTCGAGCTCTGGCCGGCCGTCCGGCATGTCCAGCTCTGGCTGGGTGAACCGCTCACCCGGCATGAAGTCAGCACTGTTGCCGCTCTGGATCAGATCGCCAATCTCCTGGTCGATCTTGGCCAGGTCTTGCGTCACGTCCTGACTGGACTCCATGCCCTGCTTGATCAGCTGGCCGCGCTGCGTCTGCAGCTGCCGCACCTGCAACCTGATCTCAGGGTCAACAGCACCGCCGAGTGCAAGGTCAAGCTGACCGCCTTCACCCTGCTGCACCAGGCCCATCTGCTGCAGCCGCTGCCGCTGCTCACCCACCTGTCGGATCTGCGTCTGCTCTTGCAGTGAGCGGGTGATAGCTGAGTCGTAGGGCACCAGCGCACCACCCTGCTGCTGATAGCCAGGCAGTGCAGGTAGACCGGTCTGACCAGCTGGTGGCAGTGCCGGGCCCGCCATCTGCCGCGGAAGGTAGGGCTCGAGCTCAGCATCAGCCAGCTGCTGGATCCACCCCAGATCACCCTTGGCCATCCCCTCACGGATGGGCTTGACCATGGCACCCATGCCAAGCAACGCCAGCGGTGCAGCAATGCCCTCCACAGCAATGGACTTGGCCATCGACTGCAGGTAGTTCTCACCGGGTTCAACACGGCCCGGCAGCTTGAGGCCAGCAAGGTCGCCGAGGTTGGCCAGGTTGCCGTCCTCCTGGTCCAGGAACGGCACGGCAAGGGTGGTGCTGCCCACTGCCTCACCCACGTTCTTGAGCACGTTGGCGCCGGCCTTCAGCTTCGGGCTGGCGGTGATCGCCACCGCTGCACGCCGCACCGCTGCCTGCTGCTGGAACGCTTGAGCTGCCTGCTGCAACCGGCGGATCTGTGATGCTTTCTGCAGCAGGGTGGCGCCCGTTGCAGCACCAGCCAGCTCAGCGCCAACGCCTTCACCAATGGCAAGGCCTGCATCGTCAGAAGGTGTCACCTCCTGCCCAACACCAACACGCCATGGGTTGATCTGCCTGGCCTGCTTGTCGCTGATGGTCCAGGCATCGCCAACATTGACCTGCGACCAGTCGGGATTCGTCAGAGCCCTGCCGCCACGCCAAGGCTTGCCCTGCACCAGGTCGCCGATTGCATTGCCCAACTTGCTGATGCCATTCACCGGACCGGTGAAGATGCCGATCTTGGTGTCGGGACTGGCCAGTGCATTGGCGAACTGCACCACCGGCTTGAGCGGACCAGCCGCTGCTTCCGATCGCTTGGCATAGGTGGCCCTGGCCTGGCCCACTGTTGGCCGCTGGGTGCCGTCACCCATGGACTGCGGCGCCTTGTCATCCCACTGGGGATCGAGGTTCTCAGGCTTGGGTGCGAGGTTGAAAGCAGGCATGATCAGCGACCTCCCAGGTAACGGCGTGCTTCGCGTTGGACTTGATCGGGCTGGGCCTGACTGCCCCCAGGCAGCGATGGCCAGGTAGGCGTCAGGATCCGATCGGCGGTGTCGTAGTCACCACGCTTGATGGCAGCAGCGGCGGCCGGCCGGTGCTTCTGGATCCATGCCCATGTGGCCTTGGCTGAACGGTTGTAGTCACCGTCCCGGGGATCAATGCCACCCGATGCAGCGATGGCCTCAGAGCTGAAAGCAGGGAAGGCTTGGAAGTAGCCACGCCCTGGTGAACCCTCAGCGTTGGGGATGTTGCGGATCCGGGTCTCGAGGTAGGCCAGCCGCTTCAGGTAACCCGCTGCACTACCTACTGATCCACCACTGCTGCCGCGGCCACGCCCTGAGTAGAAGGCGTTGATGTCAGCCAACACCTTGGCGTGATCCTTGGTTGCAACTGGGATGTCAAAGGTGCGGCCGTCGTAATGGCCAGGGTCCTGGTGCTTGCCGACCCTGCCCCATGGCTTGAACTCAGTGATGGGCCAGCCCTTCCCTTTCAGGAACTTGGCCAGAGCCATTGCGGTCTGCGGGTCATTGGCACCGTGGTGAACGTGGTCATTGCCCACGCCATGGTTCTTGTCGTATCCCGGCCTGCCCTGGATGCCGTGCAGTGTCTGGGTCTGACGGTCAGCGGAGTAGCCGAACCCAGTCGTGGCCACATAGTTCCCACCACCGCCACCGCCACCGCCGTAGGCCCGGGAGAAGTTGGTCGGCATGGTGGCTGCCGCAGCCGGCGGCATCAGCATGTTCATCAGCCAGCTGCCCGGGGCCAGCGGGTTGTACCCAGTTGGCACCATCCCCATCCCCGTGCCGCGGCTCATGCTCTGCCAGTTGGCACCGCTCACCGTCTGCCCCTGGCGCTGGGTGCGGATCTGCTGCTCGAGGTACTTGCGGGCCTCACCGTTGGGATCCAGCTGGGGGTAGAAGCGCAGCTGCTCGAGCAGGTAGCGGTTGGTGCTGGTGCCAGCCGTGTTGGCCATGCGATACAGGTCAGCGCTCACCGGCTTGCCCTTGCTGATTGCAGCCAGCTCAGAGTGCAGCCAGTCACCGTTCATCACCGGCCGCACCGCGAAGCCCTTCACCGTGGTGTCAGGCAACGCAGCCGCAGCCGTACGAGATACACCACGGACAGCAGGACCAGGTGCTGTGCCCTGCGAAGGACCAGTGCCGACCTTGCCGACACCCACCTCACCAGGGTTTTTCCCGGTCAGAGAGGAGAAGGCCTGCTTGTACTCATCGCTCTTCCTGGTCTCAGCAATCGCCTCACTGATCAGCACGTTGCGAGCGCTGCTGGTCAACGGCACACCAGGACGCTCAGCCATCCAGGCGTCGATCTTGGCTTCAGCGTTCCGCAGGAACAGGTTGTTCAACCGCTGGGTGAAGGCCGTGATCTTGTCGTTACCCAGCCCGCTGGCTGCAGCCATGGCACCGGCACCCTGCAGCGCCTGAGCAAAGGCATCACCACCGCCAGCCTTGGACTTGGCAGCATCCACCAGCGGCTTCACCTGCGGCAGGCCCAGGTCCTGCAGCAGCGCCTTGTCGATGGCCGACTGCAGGCCAGGGGTGGTCTCGGCTGCCTGCTTCTGCTTGGCCTCAATCGCGTCCAGGTATTCCTTGTACCTGGCTCGCTGCAGCTCAGGGGTTGGCTCAGCCTTGGCTGCGGTCCTGGCCTGCCCACGCAGCGCAGCCACCGCCTCCGGCGTGTTCATCGCTGAACGCGGCAGGTCTTGGATGGTGGTGAGGAAGTCTTGGCTGGCCAGTGGGTCGGGGGCATAGGCCCTCCCCACCACAGACTCCTGTGAATCCATCCGGCCCTTCATGTAGCCGTCGATGTCCCGGTAACCAGCAGCTGCCGCCCTGTTCCGGAACTCGATCAACGCGCCCGCATAGCCCGGGTCAGTCGGCAGCATTGAGCCGGGCGAACCCTCGCCCCACCACAGGCCATCAAGCTGCTGCTCAATGCCCTTCTGCCCCAGCTCGTAGGTCTGCTGGCGGGCAGCGTTGCCCCGGTTGCGGGTCTCGAGGATCTCCAGCCCGTAGGTCTCACCCCACGTCGGACGGCTGGCATCACCAGGGTTGCCGCCTTGGATGAACCCCAGCGCATCAGCCAGCACCGGCAGCTGGCCGTAGGTGCCAAGCAGCTGGGTGCGGATCTCCTTGAGATCATCCACACGGTCCTGCCCGCCCACCATCGACAGCGAACGGTCCAGCTGTCCCGTCATCACCTGCCCCGCCAGCTGGGCAAACCGCGGGTCGCCCATCTTCACCACCTCACCGGTGGCCAGGGGGATGCCGTTCTCACCCATCTGCTGCAGCGATTGACCCAGTGCCGCGGTGGCCTGCGCCCTGCTGTTGATCCGCAGCGTCTCGTTGTAGAGCTTCTGCTGGGAATCGGTGTACTTGTCCCAAGCCTGGTTGACCTTGGGCGCCACATAGAACGCAGCCTCTGGCTCACTGCCCGTCAGGCCATAACGGTCCAGCACGATCTGGGTGAGCGCTGTCTTCCGCTGCGACAGCGCACCACTGCCGGGCTGCACCGTGGCGAGCTCGCCCTGGTTCATCTGCAGGTCAGCAGCCAGCACGTTGTCCACGTCACCGCCAGCCAGCTGGGCCAGCGCACGCCTGCGGCCGATTGCCTTCCACGGGTTGGCCTCACGCAGCAGTGCTGCACCAGGCGGGTCAATCTTCTCCAGCTGGGTGATCTGCCCTGCTGCATTGGCAGCGCCGGCCTCCTGCTGCATCTGCAGGCTGAGCGTGGCCCGGGCCTGCTGATTCCGGATCTCGTCGTAGTAACCGTCATTGATGGCGTTGGTCTTCAACGCCACTGCCCCCTCAGTCAGCAGACCGGTGAGCGCACGGTTGAAAGGAGCAACCGCTTCAGCCAGCTGCTGCGCTTGGTTGAAGCCTTGGACATTGCCCTCACTGCCACGCTGGATCGTGTTGATCTGGATGCCGCCTGATTGCAGCTGTGGTTTGGCAACACCAGCCACGTCCTCCTTTGCAGGAGAGATGAACGCCCCAACAGGACGGGCGGCCGGGGTCAGCTGGCCAAAGGGAAGACGCTCTGCCATGGATCAGGTGCCGGGGCCGGACTGGGACGTGGGGGTGTTGAGCTTGGTCATCGACTGCCAGGCATTGAGCCCTGTCTGCAATCCACCCAACACAGCGGTGCCGATGTTCAATGCACCAGCCGCTGCACTTGGTGGTGCGCCTGTCATCGTCGGAGCCGGCGGCATCATGATCGTCGGCAGTGGTGCATACGGTGGCAGCGGATCCATGTATGGCTGTTCCTGATAGAAGGTTTGGCTATTCCATCTGCTCAGGTATTGCGCTACCTGGCCAGCCTGTTCTCTTGTGTACTGCCTGGTGCGGATGCCTTGATTGATCTGCTGCAATGACTCGAAGTCACCCATCTGCCGGGCGTAGTCATTGATAATCCGATCAACCGACTGCCCCTCTCTCTCCATTGCCTGCACAGAACCACGGGTCTGGAGTGCGCGCCATTGGTACTGCTGCAGGGAGACGGCCTCCTGCATTGACTGTTCCTGGTAGGCGTTGGAGATGGCCTCGCTGTCCTGGATGTAGGACGACCCAGCAGCAGCCCTGGTTTGCGCCACCACCTGCGCCTGCTTGAACGCCTTCAGCGTCTCAAGGTTCCGCAGGCTGTTGGTGTACGCCTTGTTCTGGTTGTACTGGACAACCTCACCCCAGTACTTGAACTTGTTCTGGGAGTCGGTGGCCTTCTTGTTGAACTTGGCCTGCCACTTGGCGAACTGCTCATTCGCCTTCTGGAACTTGATCTGATCTTCGTACGCCTGCTGCTGCGCAGCGTTCTGCTGGCTGGCGCCGAAGATGTTCATCCCGGTGGAGATCGCCCCAATCCCCAGGCTGATCGGATCAAACACCATCAGACCAACCTCCAGAAGGGACGGAACAGCGCACCGCTCGGGCCATACGGCTGAGCTGGCCCCACCTCAAACTCCAGGAACCTCAGCCAGCGGATCGCTTGCCTGTTCTTCGCGTAGACGAAGTTGCCGATTGGTTCCCCCACTCGATCCATGCAGTGCTGCACCCATCCTCGGCCTTTTGTGCACAGGTGCAATCTTCTCTCCTTGGTGGCCGTCAGCTCTGGTGTGCCCAGCATCCAAATCCGATTGCCCACCACACCGGTCATCCCAGCTGGCACGCCGTCCTCAGTGACGATGGCTTGGCATAGCTCGCTCTCGGCCCAGCTGCCCAGCACCGCCTCAGCAGGGTTGGCACGGTGGCTCAACCACACCTCATTGGCGTCCTCATCCCTGAGGTGATGGGCCACGTAGCAGGCCATCTCATCCGTTGGGTCGGTCAGGTTCACTGCATCGCCCTCGCCCTGGTGTGGATCGTTCCCACCCATTCACAGGTGGAGAACTTGCAGGGGTGGGGCGTCATGTTCCTGATCTCCACCATGCACTGCTCACCCCTGCTCATCACTGGGATGTTGAACACGCCCTCGTAATACCGGGCCGTGTTGGTGGTGCCCGGGTCGGGGATCCCGATCTCACTGCCACGCACAGCCATGGTCGTGCCATCGAAGGTGTAGACACCCTCCGGCCGGTGCTCAGGCAGCACATGCACCTGGAAGTAGCCGGTCTCCTGATACCGCAGCTTGGCCTGCCTCACCTGGGTGCGAGCAGCGTTCGCCGCGGCCTTGCCGCTGCCAGCGGTCTGCATGTACTTGAACCGGCTGAAGCGATACCGGAACTCAAACGGCTCACCGGCGTAGACATCAGCCTTTGACCAGTCGCCACGGGCCACCACCGTGCTGCCGCTGGCCGCCTCACCCAGCAGCACGCCAGCGCTGTAGTGCACCCCATCACCCATGGAGAACGGTGCCCACACCTGCGTGAGTGCAGTGGCGGGGTACGGCAGGGTGAACGTGGTCTTGCGTGTCACCGCGTCGTAGACACCCTTGGCCATTCGCATGGCAGCAGGTGTCTCCGTGGTGGTGGTCACGCAGCGATCCAGCAGCAGGGGATAGCTGATCTCATCAGTGCTCTGCAGCCGGTCCTGCGCTGACACCTGCTCGAGGTAGACCTTCTGCCCGTAGCGCACCAGCAGGTAGAGGATCTCCCGCACACACAGCACCTGCAGGATCTCGTCAGCACCAGCAAAGACCCAGTGCGACCAGCTGCTCTGTGCACGCTGCTCGCCCTGCCCGCTGCTGCGCATCAGGGTCTTGTAGGCGTAGATCCGGTTGGTGCGGTTGGCCTCGCTGGTGATGGCGAACAGGCTGCCACCCACCTCGTTGATCGCCAGCTTGTAAACACCACCTGGGATGTAGGAGGAGACGTGCTCGGTGATCTCATCCGCCACCGCCACCATCGCGGTGCCAGCACCACGGAAGCGGAAGTCCTGGAACCGGGTCCACTGGCCATTGGCCTGGGCGAACACGATGCCGCCACCCATCACCTGGGGTCGCACCCTGGTGTCCACCTCGTAGCTGGTGAGCACCGTGATCCGGGCCGTGCTGGCCGTCAGTGCCACATCACCACCGCTCAGCAGGAACTGGTACTGAGCCGAGAAGATGATCAGGTTGTCCTGCACCGGCACCGCATACCGCAGCACTGACACCCGGTTGTTGCTGGCCCGCAGGTCAATCGGGTCCGAATCCAGCGTGGTAGTCACCGTCTCCGGGAAGAAGGAGAAGAACTCCCCCGGCCGGCTCAACACCACCGACTCATCAGCCAGCACACCAAGCCGGTTGCGGAACACGAAGATGTCGTTGATCGACTTGCCGATGAACGAAGGATCGGGCGCGGTGTTGTAGTCACCGGCGGTGCGCTCACCCCACTTCGGCAGCTTCACCGTGCCAACAGTGCTGGCATCCAGCGGCCCGAAGTGGAAGGTGCCATCCGGCTTGCGCACCAGCACGTGCGGCATGGTGCTGGCGCTCAGCTTGTACTCACTGCCTGGGGCCACCGTCTCAATCCAGGCGCCCTCACCAAAATCACCCTGCCCATCACGTGGCTTGAACTGAACGAAGTAGCCATCCCACTTGTTGCCAGGGTCGCCGGCGATCTCCACCAGATAGCCCTTGGGTGCGATGGTCGGCAGCTCGGTGAACGCCTGCACTGAGCTGGTGATGCAGGTGATGTCTGCGTTGGCCCGGGCATCACTGGCTGCGATCGAGAAGGCAGTGCTACTGGTGAAATGCAGGACACTGCCGAACCTGGTGATCGTCACCCCAGCCACGCTGGCCAAGCCGGTCTTGAGGGCCTCAGCGATCTCAGCTGCGCTTATCTTCACCTCTGTCACCGTGGTGCCATTGGCGATCACCGCAGCGGTGGCGGTCTTCACCTCGGCCGTGGTGGTGTCGAGCGTGACCTTGTAGGTCTGGCCGTAGTTGGCCGCCTTGATCCACACCAGCGCCTCATGCAGTGCCGGCCGTGGGGTGATCGGTGTCAGCGCCGGATCCATTGCCGGCTTCTGCTTGGTGTTGAGGATGAAGGTGTAGTCCGCAATCGAGGTGGCGCGGATCTGATCACGAGCGCTGGTGACAGTGCTGAGGTAGCCGTACCCACCAGGGGCGCTCACGGTCTTCTCCACACCGGCCAGGTCGTACACCTTCACCCCTGTCTTGGTGATGACGGCCAGATACTCCTCGTTCTCGTCTCTCAAGATCGAATGGATGAACGCATCCCCAAACGGGGTGTCGCTCACCTTGGCCAGTACCTTGCTGCCATCGCGCTTGCGCAGCCCCTCAGAGACTGAGCTCACCCCATTGATCTGAACCTCGCCCTGACTGGGGTCACGCTGGCCATCAGGCTGCTGGCTGATCCCCTGAATCAGGTTGGGGATGAGAACCGAGACAGGACTAGCCAATGACCTGGCCCCCGTTGATGCCACGCATCAGCCCCCACCCAGGCTGGTAGGTGGGGAACGGCCGCAGGCCAGGGCCACCGGTCAGGCTGTTGGGCTGGGCCTGCGACAGCTCGGTGCGCATCAGCTCGGTCAGCGCCGCCTGCTCATCCAGTGCTGTGTACCGGATGGTGGAGTCAGCCCCCAGCACGCGGGTGGCAAACACCCTGGCGGAACGGATCGTCGTCCACCGGTTGAACGCCTCTGGGCTCTCATCCCACGGCAGCAGCCAGACCACATCAGCCGTGATCTCGCTGATGTCATCCTCCAGCTTGTAACCACGGGTCCACTTGTCGTAGACACGTTGGCCTCTGACGATGAAGCGGCCGTCCCACTGGTACTGGTTGACGGCAAAGCTGATCACGTTGGCCGGCACCACCACCTCCTTGGTGGCTGCGTCCTTGTGGAAGGGGTAGCTCTGCTCTGAGTTCCAACTCCAGCCACGCAGCTGGCCTTCCCTGTGGAACTCGAGGATGGTCCGCTCTGCCACCCGGGCATCGTGAACCTGCTGGTTCTCCAGCTGATCCACCGGCATCTCACCGATGTTCTCGAGCAGGGTGTTGACCCCCTCCAGCAGGGTGGTCCTGCCGGGCGTCATCCCTTGATTAGCCAGGCCCATCCCTGAAGTGCACAGGTGCAGCCCTCATCGTATGGGGGCACAAAAAAAGGGGCCAGCCGAAGCCAGCCCCCTCCGTGCTTTCTGTCTGAGCCAGCCTAGGTCAGGCAGTGACCAGTGCCACAGCCGACTCAGCACGCAGGATGCCCATGCCGATGGCTTGGCGGGCCACCATCAGGGTTGCCTGGTATTGGATGTTCCAGTCACCAGAAGTGATCTGGAGAGAGGGGCTCAGCAGGGTCAGCACACCCACCGCATCCTTGTTGAAGATGAGGCCGTGGCACTTGCTCAGATCCTGGGCGTAGTCGGCGTTGTAGTCGCCGGCCACCAGGGCGTAAGCAGGCTGGTTGATGTGGTTGCTGCTGTAGATGGGGATGCCAGCCACGCGCATCGTGGTGCCCTGGGCGATGGTGCCGTTCGAGCCATTGCCACCGTTGAAGTCGGTGTTGATGGCACGGCTGGACATCGTGATGGCGTAGTAGTCCTCAGGGGTGAAGACAGCCACGCAGCCATCAATGCCCACATCCTTCTTCTCAAGCGCAATGCGCGCATCGAAGATGGCTTCCACCAGAGCATCGCCCTTGGCTTGGCGGGTGGCGCCAGCACCGGTGTAGCCGGTGCCCAGGGTGATGGTCTTACCGATGCGACCGGTGTTGTTGGCAGGGCCCTTGGGCTTGGCGGTGCCGTCCTTGGCCAGGGGCTCGGTGGTGTTGGCAGCAGCCGCATAGATCATGCGGGCCACACGCTTGTCGTACTCATAGGCCAGAGCACGGCCGAGCTCAGTGGTGTAGATGGAACGCACGTCGTAGTACGCCATCAGCTCGTCGATCTGAGGGATCGCTGCATCAGCAATCATCAGAGCGTCGAGGTTCAACACACGCTCGTTCAGGTCAGAGGGGTCATTGCCCTCGCCCAGAATCGGGGTGCCCGGCTTGTGGTAGCGAGCTGCCATCTTGCCCGTGATCGGGAAGGCAACGCTCTTGCCACCTTTGATGTTCCGCTCGCGGGTCTTGCCCTTGAAGATGCAAGCCTCCTCAAAAGCAGTGAGCACCTCAGCGGCACCCAGCTTCAGGAAAAGAGCGCGATCCTTATCTAGGCCAGTAGCACCAGGGCCCCACGTGGCGGCATCGCCTTTGATCTGACCAATCCGCTGCAGCGCGGCATCGGGAGGAGTAGCCATGAGTTTGCAAAGAGAAGTGATCGGGTCTCACTTCCGCCTTCACCAGCTCGGGTTATCCCCGCAGGGGCCCGTCAGTTGCAGGGGTGAGGAGTATTCCCTGCTCTGAAGGTACTAGAACACATCACTCCTGGCGAGGATTGCTCGCACCTTCTCGCGGTACGCCTCATCCACGTCGTACAGCTTCTGGCCCTTGTCGTTCCGCTTGGTCATTGCATCCAGCACCTGCTGCTTGGACTCGAACTTCAGGCCCTCACCAGGTGCCTTGCCGCCGATCAGCTTCGGCTCAGCCTGCTTGGCAGGGCCGGCCTGCATGGCCTGCATGGCCTTGAGCGCCCAGCGGATGGCATCCTTGTTGCCGCTGTTCACCACAGCGTTGTAGTCCACCAGCTGCTGGGCATCGAGGTTCTCCACTGCCCACTCGCTGATCTGCTTGAACCCTTCGTCACCACCCACCATGGCCTTGAGCTGGGCGGTGTCATCAGCAGTGAGCTCTGCGCCTTCAGGGGCAGCAGCCTGCTCAGGCTTGGCCAGGTACTGCTCAACCACCGGCCGTGGGATGCCAGCTGCTTCCAGCTTCTCCACGTACTCAGTCAGGTCTTGGCCGGCCTCCCACTTCTGGGCGATCTCATAGGGGTTGACCTCCGCAGTCTCGAACACATCCGAGAGGAACTCGCCGTAGTCATTGACGGACTGCTCTCGCGTGTAAGGCTGGGGTGCCGAAGTGTCGTCAAGGGTCTCTGGGTCGGTCTCGTCACGGGGCTGACCCAGCTTTCTCTCCAGCTCCTGGTAGGCGCGAGCCAGGTCTTCGGTGCTCTTGAACTTGCCCAGCAGTGGGGCAGCCTCGCCGGCCTCGGCCGCAGCTTCCTGCTCCTGTTCAGCGAGGAACTCATCAAGCAGGCCCTCCTGGCCGGGCCCCACCATTGACGGGGCTTCGGCTTCAGGTGTGGACAGGGTGATCTGAGAATCGGTCATGCGGGTGGTTCCTGTGGTGGTTGTGCCATCTCGGCTTGGATGGCCTGGGCCTGGGCCTGCTTCTGCGGGTCAGCCATTGGTGATGCCATGGCTTGCTGGGCCATAGCCATCTCCTGCTGCTGCTGCTGTTCAGCGGCTAGCTCGTCCTCGGTCTTGACCAGGCCAAGAACGTCCATGCCCATCGAGCTGGCCAATCGCTTGATCAGCTCGGATGGGTTGACGTAGGTGGAGATGCCTTCAGGACCAAGGGTCTGCTGAAGGATCTGCATGAAGCGGGCAGTCTTCTCCAGATCGTTGCCGCGGCCGACTGCCGCCAGGCCAACGCTGACCACTGGCTTGATCAGGTTCTCAGGCAGTGCCTTCATGCCACCAGCACGCACGAAGAGCTCGAGCTTGCGTGCCACATACGGCGACATCAGCTCAACGGTGAGGATGGAATAGATCGAGCCGAGAGAGTTCTCCAGCTGCAATGCCTGCAGCCTGACCTCCTCGGCGGTGACTCGCTCGGCATCACGCTGATCGGCCAGCATGAAGGCCTGGGACAGGCGGCTCTCAATGCGCTGCAGGCCCATCATTGCCACCTGCAGATCCCCGCTCTTCTGGGTCTGCACGGTGAACACGTCGTCCGGGTTGCCGGGCAGGAATGCACCGTTCGGGGCTTCAGCCAGGGCCTTGGCATTGGTAACCCCGCTGGGTTTGACCAGGTGGCGGATCTGCGCTGACACCAGCGATCCCTCGGCGATGGCCTGGTTCAGGGCTTCAGCCGTGTTCAGGTCAGCGATGCAAGCTGACTCCACATAGCCAGGGCCATAGCTGCTGCCGTCCACCCGGATCATGCGGAGTGGCAGCCAGGGCGATGCCGATGCAGCGGCAGTGGCACGGCTGCCGTCCACCTCTTTGCCCTTCACCTCCTGGTGCCAGGAGACCCTGCCGCCATCCCACTTGATGTAGGTGTAGATCTTGTGGGTCTTGGTGTTGGCGATCGGCACCGGCTCGGCATTGATGATGCCGTGCAGCTCGGGGTCTTCCTCCTCGAGGAACTCACGGATGCCCTTGGGCAGAGCTTCCTCTGCCACCTCCTCACACACCACGGCCTCCATGGGATTGCCCATGGGGTCACGCAGCAGCACGTAGCGGTTGAGGTGGAAGCACTGCAGCCCGCTCTCAGCGACATAGAGCAGGCAGTTGCCAGCCACGATCAAGTGCATCAGCGCTTCATGCACCGCCACCCGGTCGTTGCTGGTCTCAATGCTGCGCAGGACCGAGCGCTCGAGGCGGGCCAGGCCCACGTCCAGCTCGGTCTTCATCTTGGCGATCTGGCTGTCAGTGGCCCCGCCCTCGGCCATCTGGGCCTCCTGCTTCTGCATCGCCACGTCGTCGTAGGTGAAGCGGAAGAAGGACTCCGTGGGTGGCAGCAGGGCCAGCAGTAACCGGCTGGCCAGGTTGTGAACACCCCTGGCGCCAATGCCATTCCACGGCAGGGTGAACACCTCGTTCTGGCCAGGGCTTGGCTCGTTCGAGGTAGGGATCAGATAGGGAACAGTGAGCCGCGCAGCGCTACGTGCCCGGCTGAGGTAGTAGTCCCGGTCGGACTGGAGGGCGCGATAGCGCTGTGCAGCAATGGCCATGGTCAGATCCCGATGTTGAGCCCGGTGCCGGCCAGATCACCCACCAATGAGCTGATCGACAGGTCGGTGTTGACCGGCTTCTTCCGTGCCGTGATGGCTTGCGTGATCTGAGCGCCAGAAGCGGGGGCAACGCTGGTGGTGGTGGCGTATGGGGTGATCGACTGCAGGTTCGCGCCCTGCATCGACTTCATCAGGTCATTGATCTGCCCCATGTAGAGCTCGGCCTGGGTGGAGTTGGCCGCGATCTGAGCATTGATGGAGTTGATCAGCTCCTGGTTGGAGTTGTTGACCGAGTTCTCCCAGTTGCCAACAGGGCCAGTGGCTGCAGGTGTTGCTGCTGCCGCTGCTGCCGCGGCCTTGGGTGCTGCAGCGACATAGCCCCTGGGCACCACGATCGGGTTGTAGACGGTGCTGCCAGGGGTAGAGCTGTACCCATCGTTCACACCCCTTTGCTGCTGGCCTGGCGTAGTGGTGGTGGTGCTGCCCATGTACACCTGGCCCTGCCCCATCCGCAGGCCCTCCAGGGCTTGCAGCTGCTGGATTGCCTTGGTTGCAGCACCGCCAACACCTGGCCCCATACCAATGGGTACGCCACCAAAGTTGGTGACGTTGCTGCCGTTCGGGCCGAGCGTGCCCCGGTTGTAGTTGTTGACCAGGCTTGAACCCAGGCCCTGGCCATTGTTCTGGGCACGGGCCATCACCTGAGCCACGGCCTTGCCGGTGGACTCCGCGATCTTCAGCGCTTCGTTCTTGGTGAGGATCGAACCAGCGGACTTCACCTGGGAGCCAAGGCCACCCCCGCTGGACTTTGCCGGTGCTGCTGCCTTGCTGCCTCCGCCCTTGTTCTTAGCCATGTTCAGGTCCCGGTGTTCAGGTCAATCCGCAGACTCCTGCGGTTGCGATCGGATTCAGTCTCCACTCCACGGGCCTTGCCCACCACCACCTTCTCTGCGCTCTTCTCCGGTGGCGGTGGCCCCACCAACGCAGCCATCTGCAGTGCGTTCTGACTGAGCATGGCCTGGCTGTTGGCCGCGGCGGTCTGCAGCTGGGTGGCACGATCCAGCGTCCCGCTCAGCATGGCGTTGGAACTGTGCAGCAGTTGCTGTGCAGCGAGCAGGGGGGTGTCGTCAGCCTTGACGCCCTCCTTCATGAGCTCGTCGCCAGTGATCCGGTTGATCGCCTTGACGACTTTGTTGAGCTGCTTGCTGGCTTTCTTCCGCTCAGGTGCGTGCTTGTTGATCTTGGCGCCTTGAACGCCACCACCTCCCATGCACATCAGTCCACCTCCAGCACAAAGGCACCTTCTTCCTGCTCTTCCAGCTTGGTAGCCAGCCAGCGCACTACAGACACCTGGCCGGCCTTGAACCAAACCTCCTTCTCTGTCCAGTCGATGTCAGCAGCACGCTCTGGGAACTGAGCTGCCATCGCTGCAATCAGCTGCTCTGACAACCGAGGGAACGGCACCACTGCACCTGTGCATAACAACCCTCAGGCTACCGGTGGCTTCCAGAGGATCGGCACACCACGATCGTGGTCATACTCCCCGGGCCTGAGGATGCGAGCACAACGGGCCTGGGTGATGGCGTACCGCTCGGTGAGCGCCTTCTTGAGGTAGGCCCTCAAGACCTCATCCCACATCTCATCCTCATTTGCCGCACCAGCCAGAGCTCGCTCAGCTGCAACTGGGCCGTAGCCGGGACAGCCGGGATAGTTGTCGCTGGCATCACCGATCAGCACCTGGGCGTAGAAGGCCCGATCTGCATCCAGCCTGCTCTGCTCAAGGATCTCCCCATTGCGCAGGTGCAGGCCCGGCAAGGTGAGCATGTCCTTGTCACCACTGATGATCACATCGCCTTCCTCGGCGAGGAGACCCAGCACGTCGTCACCTTCCACAGCGGGGAGGGTGGCAACCTGCCAGCCCCGGGCGTCAGCGGCTTGAACCACCCACTCCTTGAGAGCTGAGTAGCCGGCCGGCTTGCGGTACTTCTTCCGGTTGCCCTTGTACTTCGGCCAGACCGAGTAGCGGAAGCTGGCGCTGTCGCCGAACACCATCACCGGCTGGTGGTCGGGCACCACCTCGAGGAACTCATTGATGACTTCCTGGAAGCTGGCCCGGGCATCGCCATGCCGGCAGACATAGGTCCAGTCATCTGGCCCCCACTCGGCTTCATACTCACTGCCCGCTGCGGCGCGGTACAGGTAGAACTCAGCGTCAATCAGCGCTTTCATTGCTCTCCCTCACAATGCGGTCAGCGACTTCGTTGATGGCCAGGTAGCAGATCCGGGCCTGCCCCTCGTCAGGCGCCCAGGTGCGGATCTCCTGGGCCAGCTCAAGCAGCACCGCCTTCATGCGGCGCTTGTCGTCGATGCTGTATTCCCCCAGGGACCAGTACAGCTGGATCAGGTTGTCAAGCAGCTTCACTTCACCACCAGGACGTTGGAGTTGGGCCAGCAGTTGCTGGCGTAGAGCACTGCCCGCTTGGGGCTTTCGGCACGCATGGCCACCTTCATGACGGGCAGGCCGGGCTGCTTCACCAGCAGGTCATACAGCCTGGTGCGTGCACCAGCCACCGGCCGGCTGACACCTTCCCCCAGGTTGGGGGCCGTCTCCTCCATGGAGGGCGGGATGTTGTAGCGGACCTCAAACGGCATTACTCGTGCTCCTGCTCAAGGACGTGCTGCAGGGCGCGGATGTAGCCGTCCCAGTAGGAGGCAGCATTCCTGGCACCGTCCTTCTCGGCCGCGTTGTAGCAGTCGTAAGCCATGATCAGCCGCCGCTTGATGGTGCCGACTGTGACATCAAGCTGACGCTCTTCATTGTGTTTTGATGTTGCGGAAGTCATAGATCCTCGTGATTTTTTGGGTGCTGCCAGCAGTCCATAGAACGCTGCAGCTGTTGTCGTAGACGGTTGCAATTACGCCGCTCTTCCAGCCACTGCCTGAGTAGAACTTCACGGCCTGGCCTTTAACAAGTGCCGACCAGCTCATAGGCGCACACTGTGCTGGCGGCTGCTGTAGGCCTTCATGTCCCTGAACGTCATGTCCATGAACTCGGGGTGATCCTCAAGGAACTCACGGCTTGGCAGGACCGGGTTGGCTGCCTTGGCGTTGAAGTCAGCGATAGACCAGAGCCCACCCGCCAGGCCACGCTCGAGGATGTCCCGCAGCTCATGGGCCTCAATCAGTGGCTTCACGGTTCTCCTCCTCCTGTGCCAGGAAGTTGAGGTAGTCAGCCCACTTCGCCATAGTCAGACCGGTCTCCTCGTCATGCCCTGGCGGGAGGGCAGCGAGGCAGGCCGGCTGAAACGGCATGTAGGCCTCAGCGTTGTGCGGGTCCGGTGCTGCTGCCAGTGGCCGGGGTGAGCCGGGCAGCTGGCGCAGCTGGTCAGCAGTGGGCTTGCACATGGCCGGCAGGTCAGGGCGGAACCCCCACGTGCGGTTGGCCAGGCCGTTCTCACTGCGGTACAGCGGTGCCATCAGTTCTCTCCAGGTGGGGTAACGCAGGAAGTCCTTGCCTCCTGTTCCCTGCAGCCACTGCTCAGCAGACCAGAGCAGTTGCCGATCAGTGACCTCGGGGAACTCAGAAAGGAAAGAGACGTACTTGAGCTGGCAGATCTGGGCAGACCAGCGATCTGCTTCCTTAATCCGCAGCTGCGCGGCGATCATCTCTGCAACAGAGAGAAAGGATTCAATCGTCAGGCGATCTTCTTCCATGAGCTAATCGCTTCCTGCATTGCGGCGGACTTGGGCACCAGGCCGGCCTCCGCCGGTGGTGACACGTCCTTGATGTACTCAGGCTTGAGGGTCTGCCAACCCTGCTCAACACCAGCGGCGGCCAGTGCCAGCTGTTGCCACGGGGGCAGCAGCGACACGCGGGTCACAGTGAGCAGCCATGCCCTGCGAGTCCAGGCCGCAGAGGACTTGTGCTTGCTGCGCCGGCTGTTGTTCCACCACTCCACCAGCAGCTGACGCACCTCCATCGGCATGGAGTTCAGCTCGTCACCCACCACCACAGGATGGAAGGGTGTGGTGGTGGCAGTGGTGACGGTCAGCGGTGCTGACTCGGGGTCCGGCTCTTCCTCCAGCTCAGGCTGGCCGGACTCGATGTAGCCAGCAGCGCGGCCGGCGTACACCGCCACGCGCTCAAGGGTGGTGAATGTCTTGGCGCAGTTGCGGCACTGCCGCACCCGCTTGTCAAAGTCGGCCGATGGTCTGGTCTCAGCCACCCGCGATTCGGGGTGGTTGCAGTGGGGGCAATTCACTTGTTCTCCCAAAAGAGTTTCATGAAGATGGAAGAGTTGGCTGGCTTGGCATGAACCCAGCGGGCTGCGATGGTGGGCATCACCTTCACCCGGTCATCGACCCAGATCAGGCCATTGCCGGCATCGAGCACGGCGCCGGCCATGTTGTCCAGGTCGCCACGGGCAGGACCGTTGAAGGTGAGAACCAGGGCGTTGATGCGATCAAGTGGTGGCAGGGTCCACCACTCACCCATCTGCCCGCGGAGGTTGGCCTTCCAGTTCACGTAGGTGGCTGGCATGTAAGGCCGGCCGCCACCGGGTGCAGACCGCGGCCGAGCCTTGGACATCAGCGGCACCCGAAAGAGGAACTCCGCGCTGTTCATCAGAACGGCACTTCGTCGGCCATCACCTGGGCAGCCTCTGCCTGCACCTCAGCCGCGCGGGCGCGCAGCTGTGCAGCGAAGCCGGTGGGCGCGTCCTCAGTCACCACCACTTCCTGCTGGAAGGGTGCCTGCGCTGCGGGGGTGTCCAGCACGTAGCCGTCCTCTTCCGCGAAGAGATCAACCGAACCCTCGGGGTCGTAGCTGACCAGCTCGAGTACCTGGATGGATTCGAGCTCGAGGCTCATGCCCTTGCCGCTCGGTCCTTCCCACTTCCAGGGGGAGAAGGCGACCTTGATCTTGCTGCCGTTGCCGATCAGCTTGTCCTGGGGCCAGAGGTTTTTCTTGCTGTCCACCACCAGCGGTGCGTCCTTGAAGCCACCGCGGGGGAGCTCCTGCTTCCGCTTGAAGTTGAACTTGATCTTGCCGGTGGGTACCGGCCGGCCCTTCTCGTCCTTGGTGGTCTCGTCAGCGAACGGCCAGCCGTTGGCAGCGATCTTGGCCTTGGGTCCGTGGAAGTCCTCGAAGACTGCCTCGAGCCGTTCCACGAAGGCAATGGTGTCGGGATCGCTGGGGTCCAGCAGCAGGGAGACGGACCAGGCCTTGGGGTTGTCCTCGTAGGCGACAGGCTCGCCCAGGACCTTGGCCCAGAGCGCTTCACCCCTGGGGGAGACGATGAGTTCGCGCGGCATCTGTGATGCAGAAGTGGGGAACACCGAGACCCTACGGCCCTAGGTGCGCTACGGCAAGACACCTAGGGCGAGTCCGATTGTCCCCACGCTGAGATCAGCAGAAGCAGTAAGGGTTTTCGCCGATCATCGCCTCACGAAGATCGCCAACAATCGGTGGGTGTGGCAGGTGTACGCCTGCGTTCCGGCCAATTTCCACCCGCAGGTCAGCCAGCCAGTCGGGCAGGTACAGCTGCCTCAGGTTGAGCAGCAGTTCATGGTGCAGCCACCTAGCGCGGGACGGGATGGTGGCGAAGCAATCGTGGTTGGTGAGCAGGGGGGCATCGACCATCCCACTTCTGAGCACCATGGCCTGCACCAGGGCCCCGTCAAAGGCGTGGATGGTGTTGGCCGTGATGCCGCGGTTGGTGGCACGGGCACTCAGCTCACCCGGCTCAACGTCGGCATCCACCCGTGCCCAGCGCCGCGCACCATGGATCTTGGTTGTGGTCCGCTGCTTCTCCTCCAGCTGTGCGCCAAAGGCCAGCGGGAACCCCATCGGGCTCACCCACTGGATGCGCTGCTGCTTCTTCACGCAGGCCTTGCTGACATCACGCAGCCACTTCTGCAGGGCCACGCAGCTGCGCATCTCCTGGCCCAGCACCTCGTTGAACACCCGGGCCATGTACTGCGCCGGCCGGGTGTACTCCTTCTCCCAGTAGGCAACAGGCACATCAGGGTTGTGTTCCTGCAGCCAGGCCACCAGCTGCTCAACGATGCCGAAGTGACGGGCGCCATAGACCATGGTCATGGTCGGACCCTTGGCCAAGCTGCGGCTGATGGGGAGCTTCAGCCAGAACTCAGCCATCCGCACCTCATACGGATCCCAGGAGTCCAGGTGCATCCGCAGCTGGTTCAGCACCGCCTCAGCGATCACCGCATAGAGATCAGACCGGGTGCCGCCGATCATGTTGGTGCGGCGGCAGAGCAGCTCATCGCGGGTCAGCGCCCCGATGATCCCCATCCCACTGGCGGTCTGGTCGTACCGGACCGGGCAGCCGATTGGTGTGGCCTCGTCCTCGAGGAAGTCAGCGATGGCCTTGCACGCCTGCAGGTATTGCCAGGGGTCATCGGCTGATTTCCACAGGTCGAACCGATCCAGAGGGTTGGCGGCGGTGACGGCCATCTGATCCAGGTGAGCCCTGCCCCACTGAGCGCGTTCACTCCAGCTGCAGTGGCCCAGGCCGTAGTGGCCGGCCGCGGCAGCCAGCAACGCATCCACGGCCTCGTCATCCATGCGTTCCCGCTGGGAGAAGGAGATCAGCGCCTTCTGGTGGTCAGGGCCCTGGTGGCCAGCCATGCGGCTACAGCAATACAACCGGCCGCGGAAGTCCATGTCGTGCTTCAGCCAGATCGGCCGGCCCGCCACCTCCTCCCCCTGACGGATGGCTTCTTCCGTGCGCAACCGCAGGCCCGCTTCCGCAGGCATCACCCATGGCGTTTCTGGTTCTCGTCTGACGGGGAACACGACAGGGAGGTTGCAGTCCCAGGCCTCGCGCTGCACCTCCACCATCCAGGGATCCACCACCAGCTGCTGCTGCTCAATCCGGTTCACCACCTGGATGGCAGTGGTCAAGCTGCGGGCGGTGAGATGGCCGCGGTCCATCGGTGCGCGGCTGCCCACCAGGTTCTTGGTGCCACGTGTCGGCCCTTCCCACGGCACCGGCGGCAGCAGTGATGGCAGGTCCCGAGCCAGCAGGGGCAGCGGTGGGTTGAGCTTGATCAGCTCAAGCGTTGCCTCAGTTGCCACCACCGACTCCTTCCCGACCTTGCGGAAGGCAATCAGATCGGTGTTGGCTGCAATCACCTCAAGCAGCAGGTTGCCCAGGCCGCGGCGATCGTTCAGGTCCCAACCGCTGGGGTCCACGTTCAGCTGACCCAAGAGCTTGTCGCTGACGGTCTTGCGGCCGAACCTCTTGCGCAGCTGGGCCAGGAGGACGCCGCCCTTCTCGTCATGCAGACGGGTGGCCTTGAGCTCATCCTGCAGTGCACGGCCGATGGCATTGGCCAGCGATGCCCTGAGCGGGCTGGTGCTGATGCCATCAATCACCACGCTCAACGTGATGGCTGCGATTGAGCGTGGGCCACCAGAGCTGAAGTGCAGCAGCAGTGGCCAATGGGCAAAGTGCGGGCCGGCCTTGCCCGGGTTGTGGAACAGGTCAATCAGCAGGGCATCAATCGAACAACCCACGGTCTCGGCGTAGCGCTGCAGCAGGGCGTTGCCGTAGGTGGTGCGGCTCTCCCTGCCTCGAGCCCTGAGCTTCTGCTGCTGGTCCCTGGCTCGCTCTTGGGCGCGGCGCTCCTCCCTGGCTTCTCTCTGCTGCTGCAGGGATTCCACAGGTGTGGACGCGCCGTTTTCGGTGTTCAACGCGCATGTATGCGTGCTTTCAGCACCGATTCCACCCCACCCCTGCACAGGTTGGCCAGGGGTCACATGCTGCAGTCAGACACTGGATCCGCTGAGTGTTCTGCAGTGGTGGGAAGGTGGGCAGCGCTTTTTAAGTCCGCTGCGTATGCCAATTCCGCCATGCCCCCTCAGTCACTGCAATGGATCTCGAGGATCACCCACATGCAGCATGCGGCAGCGTGCGGACACGCGGCTGCAGAATTCTGTGGTCAGTGGACGCAGGCACATTACAAGCGGTGGGGGCGGGTTACCTGGGCCAGCAGCCGCCGGTAGCGCTCAGCCTGCTCGAGAGCCATGGCCGCTACCTCGTAGGGGTCGGCCCCGGATTCAACAAGCTGCTTACGGATCTCTCTGACTTCTCTCTGCGCAGTGGTCATGGCGACCTCCGGCATGGGTTATACGAATTGTAACCATGCAGGAATGTGGCCTAGACGACAGTGCGGGTGTTCTCGTTGTCAACGTCGTGGACCTCCGGCCCGAACCCTGTGGCCAGCAGCTCATCACTCAGCCCCTCCTTTGCGAGGGGCTTTTGTCTGGCTGCGTCCATGCCAGCCAAGCTGGCCAGCCAGGACTCCAGGCTTTCCCTCATCGGGATGCCGGTGGCGATCTTGAGGAACCGCCGCAGGTCTTTCACCTCACGGATGAAGAGGCTGGCCCCACCGGAGTAGGCGATGAAGTACCTGCCGTTGATGTCCCGGCTGGTCTCGATGAACTGGTGGGCGCTGAGGACCAGCTTGTCACGCTTGGCCATTACCCTCCAGCTCGGCGGCGATGGAGAGGAGTTCGGCGCGAGTTTTCTGCCGTTCCTCCCATTTAGAATCGGCCATCAATTGATAGCTCTGGGGCCACGGCTCACCTTCTCCGCAGGGTGGCTCACTTTGCTCTGGCACCACCTGATCCGCAGCAGCTCGCAGGGCGGCGGCTACACGCTTTTCAAGCTCGGGCCCTTTGTAAATGGCTTGGTCCAGCACCGCCTGGGCGGCGGGGGAGAGGTCAGTCATGGGGCCTCAGCTCATCGAACAGCACAGCGGTCAAAATCAACAGGGTCATCACCAGCATGAACGTCACCAGGGGGATGAGGTCAGGCATCAGGCCATCACCTGCTGGCAGTGCTGGTAGTTGGCGTGGCGTGACTGCCAGCCATTGGTGCCGCCATTGATCCGCCGGCAGCAGGCATCGAAACCCTGGTTCAGGCATACATCCAGCAGGTGGTTGCCCTGGATCCAGCTGATGGCGATCTCAAACGGGTAGGCGTCCGCCACATAGGCCGTGCCCTCGCTAAGGATGCGCGGGTCGTCGATCCCCTTGTTGGCCTTCAGCCAGTCATGGAACTGCTGGAAGTGAACGCGGCCTGTCACCTGCAGGGGGCCGCAACCCTTGAAACGCCGGCCATCGCCCAGCTGGGTGTTGCCCAGGTCATGGCGGCCCTCGTAGGCGTCGCCTGAAGCGATCTCCTTCATCCAGACGAAGTTGCCCGATTCGGTCATGAGGTTTGCCATCAGCATCTGCATGGCCTGCGGGTGCTGGTCAAAACCAGTGGCAGCCAGCATGTTGTTGAAGCTGGTGCAGAACGCCTCGTTGAAGCTGCTGGCGGGGTAGGCCGTCAGGCGGTGCATCAGCTCAGGGGTGATCGGCCCCTCGGGCGTGGGCTGTTCCTTGTGGAAGTTGGCCACCCATGACGCTGCCTCAGTCAGCAGGCCAGGGTCGGACTGGGCGATGTGCTGACGCAGCTCTTCGATGCCGGCTAGCTGCTGGGGCTCGCCCTTGAAGCTGGACCAGAACTGACGCCAGCGTTCAGGCGTGAAGGTCAGATCGGAGATGGTCATGGGTTTGGATCAGCGGGTGGGTTGGACATCAGGCCAAGCAAGGTGGCCAGCAGTCCGGTGAGTATTTGGATGGCGCGGTCTTCAACGTTCTCGCAGACCTTGGGCTCTTCTTTGATCTTGCCCTCGATGGCAGCCTTGAAGATTTGAGGGCCCGTCACGAATGTGCAGACCCCAACCCAGCTGACCGCCAGAACAGCGGTGGTAGCAACAACGCCCACCACCGATGCCACCAGCCAGCGGGGGGTTTGCATTAGGCAACGTGCCTCCAGGTCGTGCCATTTGCTGCATTGCAAGCGGCAACGACTGAAACGCCAATTCGATTGGCGATGGGAGAGATAGGCAGACCATCAGCCTTGGCCTGGCGCAGCTCGCGAACCAAATCGGCTGTGAGCTTGGCGTTGTGGTTCTTCTCGCCCTGCATGGCACCAAGCACTTGCCGGCTATGGGCCATGTTCTCCTTGTGGGTGGTCCACTCCAGGTTGCAAAGCCTGTTGTCGAACGGCTGGCCGTTGATGTGGTTGGCCTCCATCCCTTCCGGGGCAGGGCCAACAAATGCCTCAAGGACCAAGCGGTGGACTAGCGGCTGCCATTTGGATTTATCCAGGCCATAGAGCATGACCTGGCAGTAACCGTTTGGCTTGAAGCCTGGCTTAAGGATGCGAACTGGCTTAAGGCAATCCATGATTACCTCGGGCCTGTGAGAGTTGTGCATCCTGTATGCCCTGCCAAGAGACCGGACGCGGCCAGCGTCGCTGACTTCGTACAGGCCCTCGTAGCCCACGACTGGCTTCCAGGTCTCCTGCATGGCCCATCGGCGGAACCAGTTAAACATAGCATGGAAGGTCAATTAATCTTTATGAACACGTTCACAGCAACGTGAACAGGAGCCGTTTGGATATCACCGCCACCAATGGTGTGGGTGTGAGCGCCAGCACTAGAGGTGTTCAGCGTCATGCGGTTATCCTGTGCCTCATGTACCGTCGCAGAGCCGATCGACCACGTTCCGCTACCTGATTTCGATGCGTAGTAGCCTTCTGGGTTAGCAGTGTGCGTGTGGGCGCCAGAGCTGCTAGTAGTGAACGCTGTTTTAGGCAGCGCAGTGCTGTCTTCGTACCACTGACCAACATCACCACCATTCCATCTGTTGTATCCATTTCGGTTCTGACCAGCAGCCCGCAGGAACGCACCTCGCAAGTCAGGGAGATTGGTTTTACCAGTGATCTGCCCAAACTTGGTGCCAGTGCAATTACGGCCATCAGCCAACACCCACTTGGCACCTTCTACAGGTCCAAGCAGCGTGGCCCACTGGGGTTCAGTCAGCATTGATTGCTGGATAGAACCAACCTGCCAGACCTCACCAAGGGGAGTGGCGTCGCCCTTTGGTCCAGCGCTACCTGTTGCTCCACCGTTGATGGGCTTGTAACGGATCAGCCACTTAACAACGAAGTGATCAGGTGCCGTTTCAGTATCACCACCAGTGACGGTATGGGAGTGGGCTCCGGCAGACACGATGCCTTGTGACACCGTTTCGCCACCACCAGTTGCTTGGATCGACGACAGGTTTCCATCCCGATACTTGCCATCCCCTGAGAAGTTGTTCGTGGATCGCTTGAAGCTGTGGCTGTGGTCCCCTGTGTTGTTGGTGCCAAACCCAGCTTTAGGCAGACCAGTAGTCCAGGGATGTGCTGTACCGGCAGTCAGCCCAGTCTTGTCACCACGCAGGAAGTAACCACGCAGATCAGGTAGCGCAAAGGTGCTGGTGCCATCAGCTGCTGTACCTGGGTTGTACTTGTTGCCAATGGCGTTGTGCAGGTCCGAGTAAGTCGGAATCGCAATCACCTGGCCCTTGCACTCCAGGTAGTCAGTAGTCGGGAAGGTGTTACCGATCCAAGGGACGATTTCACCGACGCCCGCCTGAGCACTGGTGCCACCAGAAACAGCGGAAGCAACCTTTACCCAAGCAGTACCAGACCAGCCGTAGGTGGCTGACTGATCTTCAACGAGGTGAGCCTCATTGGGTTGGGCAGCAGAGAAGGTCCACTTGGTCCCATCCCATACAGCAAGCTCATTGGGGTGGGTAGCGAAGAGCCCAGTCGGAACAGTGCCAACGATGTAAAGCTCATCCGCTACAGGCGCTGTGGGTGGGTCTTGAACGATTGACTGGGCAGCAACACCGTGAGCGAAGCCAACAACAAGGGTGCTTATCTTGGTATCTATTTGAGCCTTGGTGTACCCATCAACCGTTGAGTTGTGCCACTCATTAGCGGTAAGGTCAAACTTGAGGACTTGACCATCGGCAAGAGGGCCGAGCCTTACATCTTCAAGATCGTTAAGCTCATTGGGGGCATGGGTGGGAATCCAGCGTTTGTTTGCTGCATCCCACGTCGCCATCTGGCCATCAGTGGCAGTAGCCAGCGCCGCCGTATCAGAGAGGCTCGACAGTGAGTTAGCAATAGGAGACCACGCTGTTCCATTCCACTGGTAGAAACCCACGGCAAAGGTGGCAGTCGAACCTGTAACAGCAGTGATCGGAGGGGTTACACCAGTTGCCCATTGCGTGGGGCTGGTCTCACCACCATTGATGCGGGCAATCAGCTTGGTTGTGTTGTTGACTGAGTAGTTGGTACCGTTGAAGCTGAAGATCCAGCCAGCAGTCAGAGCAACTACACCACCGGAGTTACGCAGAGGTTGACCAGGATTGGCGGGATCAGGTTGAGCCCCAGCCTGTAGGACTGGATTCATCGCCACTACATACGGCACCGCAGCGGTAGCACCAACGGGGAACGTTCCAGCAACGTTCTGATAGAACACCTCACTGGCATTCCCTGTCAGCGGTGGTGTCGCTAGCGAGCCAAGGAACTTGCCAGCAGGGAGGGTGAAAGGTTTCCAGTTATTATTCGTGTCATCCCAGATCGGAACCTGGCCTTCAGTGGCACCACCAAGCAGGCCAGTGTCCCCAAGGTCTTCAAGGCGCAGGGACAAGCTGTTGGCAGCATCCCATTGCATGGTGATATCATCCCATTGAAGGACAGCACCATCGGTTGGGTTGATGACGTTAGCGTTAACATCGCTCAGGTCACCCATGCCAAGCTGCCTAGGCACCCACTCGTTGTTGATTGCATCAAAGGTGGGAATCTGCATGTCGGCAGCGGTTGATAGCTGTTGGCAGTCAGACAGCTCCTCCAGCTTCATGTGAGGCAGAGGAGTGATGTCTGTCCACTTGGAGCCAGGGTCACCAGGAGCCAGGTCACCAGGGGAGATCAGCGCATTGGCACGGAAGAAAGACTTCTGATAGCTAACGACTGACCCCTTCTCCCAGCTGGTGTTAGACCAAGGGGCAAAGCTACCCAGGCTGTCCCAACGCTGTTTGCTCAGCAGGTCACCAGGGACATGCACCCACTTAACACCATCGCTCTGAATCCAGTCACCGACCTGTAGGACTTCACCAACAAGGTCAGTGCCAATGGAAGGGTCAGCAGCCTTGACTACATAGCCAGGGTTCCCAGTCCAGCTGTAGTAGTAACCACGGTTGCCAGTAGCAGGTGTAGGAAGGGTGTTAAGTGTAGCCTCTTTAGTCACCCCACGAAATAAACTGCCAGCTGAGATCCACTGCTTAATTGTATCTTCGGATAGCACCTCAGCCCAGTTAGTACCATCCCATGCCTTTAGTTCCTTATGCAGGTTCTCAAGGGTGGTTTGCAGCATACCAGGCCTGAGAGGCTGTGTAGACCCAGGAGGAGGGTTAGACGTATCAGCAGCGGCTTGTGTGCCTTTAACGAACGTCCCACCTCCTCCACCAGTCTGAGCAGCTGGTGATTTAGCTACCCACTTACCTAGTACTTGATCCCAGGTAATGACCTGTCCATCAGCACTAGGAGTGACACTAATGGCAGGATTACCAACAAGCGTTGTAGGTGCGGGGAGGACCCGAGAGACCTCCCATTCATTCTTAGCTAGTTTGTATACGGCTGTAATTATTGTTCCGTCAGATGCAGTCTCGCTATGAGTTTGACCATCAATCGGATTGATTGGAAAGTTAAATGCCATTAGTTATAGAGTTTATATTTAGTTATGAAGCGAGTAACGCCTTCAACTCCTCCACCGTGAGCCCTGCTGCTGCCAGCTTCTCTGCTGGT